GGTTTTGCAGCAGGTTTTGCATCGGGTTTTGGAGCAACAACCTTTTCTTTCTTTTCAACCTTTTCATCCACTCTGGTATACCCAGTAGAAGCAGTTGCAGCTTTGACATTTCCCATATCTTTATGATTATTGCCTGATTGTTTTTTAGAAAATGCATATGGTGTTTGAAACCCAGCAACAGCACCAGTTCCAGAAGCCTCGTCCATTTCTTTACGAATCATCTTTTTGATAAGTTCTTTTAATGAACTGATAATCAATTTTTTCTCATCGGCTTTTTTCTCATCGGCATTTTTGATCTTCATATATTTTGTTTTAAACAGTATTAAATTTGGTTCTTGATTTCTTTTATGAGTTCGTGTGAAAGCAACAATATAGTAATTTGATTATCTTTAACTGATTTCTTACAATTTATACCATCCAATTGTTTTATAACTTCATTTATCTTAATTTTAACAACTTCATTTGAAATTTTTGGCAACAATTCGCCGATGGTCTTCTTGATGTTGACAATTTCAACTTCAATAAATTCATTTAGAGAATTTGTATTGCTTATATTATTGATATATTCTTTCAACAAACGCTTTTGATTGGAATCCAAATCTTTGTATTTTTCATTTAATGAATCGACTAACAATTTATAACTTAATAATCTAATATCTTCATTTTGTTGTTTGTAGAAATTAATCATTTCATCTTCGGATTCTTTAGATGGAATTTTCTTTCCACAAAGATTTTCCGTGAGAGTATTACGTGATTGAATAAGTTCTTTTATATCAAATTTTACAAAAGTATTGACGTGGTTCTCAAAAAGCTTATAAATAGAAGCATGTATTTTATAATTTTTAATGCTAGATTTCAATAAATCTTCTATTGGGTAACTATCTTTGATTTCTTTGATTAGATTATATTTTTGTTCGGTAAGTTTTTTACAATCTAATTTTTCTCTTTGTTTTAAAATGACATTAATATACTTTTCTGCTTGAAAATCATCTTTTGTTTTTTCGTTCAAAAGAAAATTATACAGTTGCCATTCTTTACCCAATTCTTTGTTCTCTGTGAAATATTTGAACAACAAGTTCTTTGCGGCAGATTCATCTTTTCCCGACAAAATGTCCGCAGTTACTTGATGAGCAAGTAATTCAAATAATATTCCCGTGTTTTTAAACTTGGAATGTTTCGCTTTTTGCATATAATAATATTATTGTCCTAGTTTATAAATATAATAAAATCCCGATAAAATCCATTTAATTGTAATATTTATTCGTCTGTTATTATATTAGACTCATCTAACAATGATTTTGATGATTCTTCTTTTAACAAATCTTTCTTAGTTTCTACTTGAGATTGTAAATACGCACGAAGGCCAGTTAAATTTTCTAAACTTAATGGCGATTTTGATTTTGACGCAGATCTTAATGGATCAGTTTTTGAAATTCTTGTATTTTCTCGGTTCCCCATCGGATCATACCCAAATCGAATGTCTTTTCTATCCTTGTGTTCACCTGCTTGAGACGGTCTCTTAGACTTCTCCGTTAAAGAAGGTTCAGTTGGAGCCGCCGGCGCAGGTGTTTCTTTTGGAACTTCGTCAGGAAGCGGGTTTCCACCAGTAACCGCTGCATCCGGAGATCCACCATCGGCTTCAGAGGAAGGCTCTTCGGATTCTCCATCTGATTTAATTTTATTGAATGGTTTTGCTGGATCTGTACCATCTTCTTCAATTTGCTTGAATCTATAATTGTCTTTCGCATCTTCAATAATGTCATTCTTTTGTTGATCAACATCTTCATTTGCCAACTTAAATACATTATTATATATCCATTTACGGCTAAATAACTTATTTTCAACCATATCTTTTGCCAACGTCACTTTATCAGACCAGATTTTTACCTTTTCCGCTTCAAGAATTACAGACGGATTTGTTAATTCCAAATCAAAATTCACCAACGATTCATCCGTATATCCCTGTGCATATAAATGTACAATTGCAATCTTCTTCAGTTCACTTACAAGAATCTTTTGAATACGATTCACTGTCTTCGCAAATCGAACATCTTCACTCGCAAGTGTAGCTTTTCCACTGTTATGAACAATTACTCCCGCCGCAGTAGCAAAATTATGATACTTTGTTATTCTTAAATCACACGTATCCTTAGTTTCAACTAAAAATTCAACTTTAATCACTTTATGGTTTAAAATTGGTGTTTGCTTTTTTGAAAACGATTTGATTTGATTCTTAGACAAACCAAAAGTTATACCGATATTATCAATTGATTTATATTGCTTATGATTTTTATTTGTGACTCTCTCTATATTGGTTGGATCATTGTTAAATCTATTAAAATCTTTGTGATGCCTCACAATCATCTCATCAAAGTTAAATGGACTCGGTTGAGATACATTTCCACCATTCACCTGATTATCAACCAATTTATGCGTCCATTCCCAAGAATTTAAACCTGGATTGTAAACCTTTTCATAGTCAGATTTTCCATAAAATACTTCATTCTTTCTATATAAAGGCATCAATGATTGATTCGGTTTAAGGTTTTGCGCCTCAATCCACAAACCATCTCTGGTCAAGAAATTATGATCAGGAGTACAATCAATATATTCTCCGTTATCAAGAGATACACGCACCAATTTTGCATTTTTTCTTGTGTAACCTGCCCATTCAACTTCTCCCATCACAATGTTTTTCGTGATTTCATCAATTGAATACACATAATTTTTTACACCATTATTATAATCTTCAATCAACTGCTTGATGGTCTTGTTTTTACCACTCAAAGTGGGTATCACTGTCTCAGGAACCAGACACAAATCTTCTTCATATCCTAAAAATGCCTTGGGTATCTTTAATGCAGCTAACATCTTGTTTCGCAGATATTCAATATCGTCAATACCTGTAAATTCCATTCCACTCAACGGTTCAATGCTAGTTCCACTATCACTTCCACGCACCGGTAAATAAAAATCTTCCAATAAATTTTGAATGTTATAACGCAAATTATAATCACCAGTGTTTGGATCAATATATGGAATTTTCTTGGTTTTATTGATGATTTTTTCGATATACTGATCGACTTCCTGTGGTGGAATATTTCCAACGTCAATCTTGAAAATTCGCTTTTCAGGCGCACGAATAACACGATGAATTAACATCGCGTCTTCCATCAAACTCAATTGCTTCCATACACGACGAGCACCTTCGATCATACTTTTACCATACGGCAAGAAATTGCTATCACTCAATAAACGAAAATGTGCCATCTGATAGTTTTCAACATCTTCAATTTTTCCACCTTCAGGTAAATTAATTTGGAACTTAGTATAATTCTTATTATTGATGTCACTGTTTTCTACTCGGGTAACACTATATGAACTAATTGGCTCAGCCAGATAAACTCCATATTCAGGACTAATATATAATTTTAAATAAAAATCTCCATATTTAACCAAATTACGAGTCCAACTCCACAAGAAAAATTCAATGTTTAAAATATCATAAAATAAATTTTCCAAAATCTGTTTGATATTATTGTCATCGGTAGTTACTGTTAAAATCTTACCCAATTCATTCTTTGTAACACATTCATCCGCATAAATATCAAGTGCAGATGCTAGGATTGGATCCATGTCCATTGTGTTATGAGAGATTATACTATCCGTCGCGAAGTTATGATATTTTTCTACTGTAATATCATAGACATCCGTTTCACCTATCATTTCAATAGATACGATTTTATGATTTAGTGTTGATACTACGTCATTTTTGAATGTGGACCAATCAGTATTAGAATCTTTTAACCTGTTTTGAAGAACAGAATAATCACATCCGATGTCTTTCACCAACCCCCATGCCGTTAATTTTCCATTATTTTTATAATGCTCTGTAGCTTTAATTTTCAATATTTCTACCGTAAGATCCCCTCTATATTTTGGATTTTTTTCTCCGGTTTGATCTCTATCAACAAACACTTCTTTTAATGTTTTAGATCGTTTCTCATTGGATTCATCTGAATGAGTTTTGCCAAAAAATGGGTTATTTTTACCTGATCTCTCTCCGTCCCAATGATGAAATTCCCGATTGACGTAATTCGGATGTGATTTCATTTTGTTAAGCTGATTTTCATAATTTTCATCCCCCCACAACACATTTTTATTATGGTTGGCATGAAATGCTTTATGATCGTCTTTTAACATGATTTCTAAATTGGATGGGCTGTTATCATCATGTTTGAAATTTTTATGGTGAACACATTCATTTTCGTTTATTGCTCCATAAAATTGTGTGGCAATAAGTTTGTGTTCAGACACCCATCTATGAGAATAATTATAAATACTCCGATACCCAAGTTTATTGGTATGTTGATAAAACGGCATTACCGACTCCCCAATTTGGAGATCTTTTATTACTTTATATTCACCGTTCCGCATAAGAAATGGGTGGTTTTCGCTTCCAATAACAAATTTACCATCATCAAATGTCACTTTATATCCTTCCATCCGATGTCCTTTTTTGCGAGGATGATATGCTTTTCCTAATTTGATACTATCAGTTTCGTGATCGTATGAAAATACATGAAACCTTTCTTGGGGTTTATCCTTATACTTTTCTGTTAATTCGGCTATGGTGGGACGTGATCCATCTGGAAGGGGAATAATTGTATCTGGTCCAACGCAGTCATAGTCACGGAATAATTCAACACGAGCTGCTTGATAACTCAGTGTAAAGTCTCTGCTATACTGATTAAATGAACTGGTACGAATGCGATTAAATCTGTCACGTAATGTATTGCGATCTGTCGCATACATTACTTGATCAGTATCAACGATTTTTAGTTTCTTTCCGCCGACATTACGAACGATTACATCGGTAGAAAACAGTCTCTTTAAACGTGAATATAAAGATTGTTGTTTTAATATTTGGAATTCTTCTGATGGCATAATTTGTTATAGTATATATATCAAACGATTACAGTAACCATGTGAGATTTTCTTGTTTATCGTTATTCTGTCCCAATTTCATAGACCAACCAGTTTCATTTGGTTGTGTTTTTGATGTATAAATATTATCATTTGAAACTCTTGAAATTCCATTAATAAGACTGCGGTTCATATCCATACCTTGTTGACGTAATCGTAATGCAGTGTCTCTGACCCACAATCCTATTGCTAATGACAACACCAAGTCATCATTATAACCTCTCATTGCTTCGGCTTTATTGGAATTCCATATGAACACGGAAAGTTCGTCCAATAACCTCTTAGAATATACATTTACAGACTGTTCTCTGAAATATGTATCAAGTTTGGAAATCAATAATGGGCGAGTCTTGGAACTGGTTGTGAAGCCAGGAATCATCTTTTTTTCGTCACGATTATATTTGTTACTGAGTTGACGTTCAACGTCCACGTATTGTAAATCTTCGCTGCTATAGAATGTGTTTTGATACTGTCTATCAATGATCTGTTGTAATACCGCCCATCCATAATTATTATTTTCTACAATCAGCAAAGCATTATTATACGCAGTTGCAACTTCCACCAAGAAATTCCCATAATTTTTGGTATCCATCTGACCTCTGTATTCAGCAACCTGTGTGAGTGTTTCAACGTCCAATATATGAAATGCACTAAAATCTGCACCGTCGCCCCTTGCAACGTCAGCACATACTATATAATTTCTACTATAATCTGGATATTCCCAAATCCAATAACCTTGATCAATGCCACGGATTTCTATCGGATCTTTAGCCTTGGAATTTCTATAAAATTCAATAATCCCCTGATCAACTACAGTATTTCCTGAAGATAAAAATTCAGTATCACATTCTTGAGATGATCGTTTTTGACCCAATTCATCAGTTTGTCTGTTTCTCCAAGATTGATCTCTTTCTGGATGTAAATTCCATTTTAATCTTATTGTATTAAAAGTATTTTTCTTTGCTTCTGCATCTACCCACATTTGATGAAAGAAATTTCCAACTCCATTCGGAGTCGAAAGTAATATAGCTCTACCTCCGGTTGCCATAGTTTGTTGTGCAGATGTCCAGACCTCTTCAGCATTTTCTATAAAGCCGCATTCATCCATTACCAATAGATATGAACTAAAACCACGAGAACTGTCGGCTGCGGATGATGCTGCCAATACTCTGGATTCATTTTTAAACTTCAAAGACAATCTGTTATCTTCTACAGTCGGAACCTTCAACCAACTTGGTAGATTGTTGTTAGCTAACCGAATTTTAGAAACAATTTCTTTTGATGTATTTTGAACTGTTGATAATATCAAAACATTTTTGCCAGGATTGAAGATCATTGTCCACAATGCATAAGCAGAAACGAGAGTTGAAATACCCATTTGACGAGACTTTAGCACGATATTTCTATCGTTATCTATGAAATTTTGAAGTGTTTCTTCTTGAAATGGATACAATTCAAACGGAATAATGCCACGGGTTTGATGTTGAATTTTGACATATTTTTTCATGAAATACATCGGATCAACCAAACATTTTTTATACTCTTCTTTTATTACATCTTTTAGAGTTTTTTGACTCATAGAGTATCAAATTTCATTTTTTCTTTAGCTTTTAAACTTTCCAAAGTCATTTGTTTTTCCTTTTCTTCCACCGAAGAATCATATGAAATTTGACTCAATGCTTCGTGTGTTTCTTTTAATCGATCATCTACTTCTGTCATATCTTTACGTAAATCTGTAAGAACTTTTTCACGAGTGTCCGTATTATCTGTCCAAACTTCATGAGTGCCATCACTATTATAATATTTCAATGACGAATCATAATTTTCCAAGTAATCTATGCTTTCTTGCAATTTTGACTTTATGTCATTTAACTTTGAAAGTTGATTTTTAAATACAGTATATCGAGCATATTCGTTGAAAACTCCAAGTAATTTTAAACGGTCGTCAAATATAATACTACAATCATAACATTTTCCACATCTTGGATATACTCTTTGATCCAAATAATTTCCCCATTTCATGTCCGCTTCACATATAGAACATTTCTGTTCAATATTAATTATAGATTTTTTAGAAACTCTTTTCTTTACTCCGTTCTGTTTTATCCAAGTTTTACCTTGACTATCTTCCCATTCCTCTCCTTCTTTTCTACTTGATAGTTGCGAATTTTCATCATAACCAACTTGTACGAATGCTCTTTCTCCGTCAATGTAACTTTTAACTATATCCAAATTAGATTTACCTGTTTTTAATTTTATATTTTTGCCGGTATTACTTCTCATAACTTATAATCCACCCTTTATATTATTGATATTTATAATTGGAACCTCACTGTCGCTAGGCTAACGCCATAGGTGCTTCAATAGGACAGTCCTTGCCCCTTAAAATACATATCTGGCGATGTATCTAATGTGATAACTATATATATAATATTTTATTTTAATCTTAATTTTTTTAACTACGCAACCATTCGTATTTTAAATGTCCACAATCCCAGATTCTATCATATCCATTAATTTGCATATTTTGCCATTCAGTTAAATTGGAGTCAAATTTTTCAAGTTTTTTGTGTAATATATTTTTTCTGAAATTGAATCGGTGAGTTAAATTTAAATAATTATCGGGCAAAAAATACCAATAATTGGGATTTGTTACTCCAACAAAATTAAAACCTATTTTTTGATAAAACGACTTGGAATCGCTATATCTTCTATCCGCATAACTCACAATTTTTATTGGATCGTATTTTCTGATGAAATAAGATAATAGTTTACCTCCTATTCCAATCACATTCTCATTTCCAACACAAAATCTTATTAATTCATATTCACCGTCAATTGAAGTTTTGTTACCGAGAGCAAGTCGTTGTTTACTGAATGTCATTACGGCTACCAATTCATTTTGATAAAAAGCTCCCAATTTTATTTTACTCTTATCATTTCCTTGAATATGATATTTATCCAAAAACAACCGTTTCTCATTTTCATCTATTTCCTTTATTATACAATTTCTAGCATAAATCCCCTTGTTTGATTTTGTTTTTAACATATACGATATTTTTCTTTTTATAATGTCATTTTTTAATGTCCATTCATTTTCAAAAATATGAATACATTTTATACCAAGTTTTTCACATTCTTCTGTTTTATCCAAATGATAGTTTTTATTTTTTTGTCCGTTAATTTCACTGTGCCAGTATAATCCATCAAATTCTATCGCTATATTTTTTGATGGAATATATATATCTAATTCCTTTCCACTTGGTAAAATTTTCTTAGTATTTTCTATTATTTCAATGTTTTTTGGTAAAATGTCCCGAACGAAATCATAGACTTCTTTTTGTGGTTTACTTTGTATAAACGGATAACAAATTTGACATTTTGGAATTCTTCCCCCATACAAATAATCAGAAAATACATTGTTGCATTTGATGCATTCAAATTGATATTTTTTGTAATATTCTACACCCGTATATTCTTCCGTGGAAAAAAGAGGCTTACATATATTTTTTAGTTTTTCATTTATCAAATATTCATAAAACTTTTTATGAATCGTTGCAGATATTTTACATCTTGTATTAAAATCTTGTGAAATATTAGTAACATTATATTTTTTAAACAAAGTATCTTTTATTTTAGATTTTATACTTTCATTTTTTAATGGACTTTTAAACCCATATTTCTTCAAATTTGTATTTTCTTTTTTATTTTTAATATTTTCATTTTTCTGAACATTATCAACACCATACTTTTCTAAAATTGTTGACTTAACCTTTTCAGAAAGTTTTTTCGATTTTAATGTAAACCCCCCATATTTTTCATTTACTTTTATTTTTGTTTTTTCTTTTATTAATTCGTTTTGTTGGGGATATTCTACATTATATTTCTTTAAATTAGTAGACTTTACTTTTATCTTATAATCCTCGGTTTTACTATAATGGTCTACCCCATATTTCTCTATTAAACTGTTTTTGATTTTTTCTTTTACCAAATCCGTCTTCGATGGATGACACCCATATTTCTTTATATTTGTTTCTTTTGCCTTTTCATTCTTTTTAATAGTAATATATTTGTCATTACTTGCACATTTACACGAACAGTATATTTTAATTCTGGATACTCTACATTCAAATACGCTTTCACAAACTTTACATTTTTTGACAATCCAAGATTTGCTTTTTCTTGATGAATCCCTACATTTCATCGAACAATAATTATCATTATTGGTATAAATATCACACACTTTACACTTGTTCATATCATTTACTAGTATCTATTTCGTATATGATATAAGTATAATACAAATTTACAAAAAACCCCACTTCTTTTAAAAAGTGGGGTTTGTTTTAATCAGTCTTAATTAGGCTCCAGGAAAAACTGCTCCTGAAGGAAGCACATTGAAATCGAGAACTATGAATTCAGATGTACGGGTTGGTTGAATAAAGATTTGACCATATAGGATGTTACGATCAATTATATCTG